GAGTGCTTCGGCAACTGCCTTGTCTTCGTCTGGTGACAGTTCGCGAACCATCTCTTGTGCTTCGCGCACGATGGTTTCTGCTCGTTCAATCATTGAAGCGCGCTTCTCGGTGAGTTGTGCGGAGTAGGTCATGTCGTAGTCCTTTCGACTTATCTGATCAACCGAGCGATTGCGAGTTGTGCTGCTCGCACATTCACACCGATCGATTGATGTCCTAGGTTATCTGAACTCTCATCTTGTTGCAACTGTCTAGACCTTATCTCTGCGACGGTGCGTTCGTAGGCGGGAAACGTCACGACAGACACGTCAAAGAGTTCGACTTCACGCAGTTCTCGAACCATGCGATCGTCCGAGAAACTATCGGCAACGGTTCGGAAGGCGAATGACATCTGAGACAAGTCACCGCGCTTCAACGCCGACATGACACGCATAGCGTCTGGGTTGTTTGGGTCAAGGTCTGCGACAACGGCAAGCCCGTGATCGTCTTCTTGTAGGCGCAACGTGCCTGATGTTGTTCGCGCAAGTGGGACACCTTCGTGATCAATGAGTAGTCGCACGTCAGCACCGCGTTCAAGTGTCTTAGCAAACGCGCCACGCTTGACATACTCGACAAACGGCATCGGTTCGCTAGGGCTGTCGAATACTGCGGCATAGCCGTAGAGAGTCGATCCTTCGCCTTCTTGCATCTCGCGAACGTCGATCGTTGTGTAGGCGACACGACGTTCATCGCTATCGATTGAACACCAACGTGCTTCTTGCGTCATAGTGTCGAGCATACTAGCCACCTTGTCAACTGTCGACCGACTAGACGAATACTTTGGGTGTTGCGGATCAAGCAAGTCGTTGTCGCTGACGTACTTCGGGTTCTCGGGTTTGCCCGTGCGCGCAAGATACAAGAACGCGTTGACCCTTGCCATTGCCCATTGTGCGCGTGTCATGTTCGGGCGGTGTGATGTTGAGAACGCGCCTGCGCCGCGCCGATAGACCGACTTCAACGCACCAAGGCGAACACGTGTCCATTCGGGTCGATCGTCTGCCTTCATTGCTTCGTTGTGTTCGTCTGCCTTTGTTTGCAACGCTTTCTCTGTTGCGTCGTTCAACTTGATGTCGCCCGTCTTGTCCTTTGCTGATCCAGCAGGGTTGTCGTCGCTGCCTTTGATCTGATCACTCTTTGGTGCGGGTGGATCGACACGTTGTTCATCGTCGAGTTGCGCGACAATGCGTTCCGCGTACTCTTGCGCACGTCGCGCGCTTTCTTTACTTGAACCACCACCCCACAACAACATCGACACCAACCCCGCCGTGATCTCGTCGCCTTCGATCGCGTCAAGGTCAACAATGTGTCGCGCTATCCAAGGCGAGATCTTGCGCCACTTATCTTCCGACAATGCTTCACCGTTGACCATTCGTCGCGCATCTGCGACAGTCGCAGGCATCAACCCATCACCCGATAGACCTTCTTCGTGTAATTCCAATCCGCGACGTGCCGACGTTGCCATGAAGTCGGGCGCGACCAACGACGGTTCATCACGTTGTTCAACGTCGTCAACTTGTCCCAACGGTTCAAGGTCTTCGTTGAATGAGATCGCCAACATCTGATCGATCGCGTCTTGTTTCGACGTGTGACAATAGACGGTCACGAACGACCCATCTGCTTCTTGTTTGACAGTTGCCCAACCGTCGCAGTCGTCTTGACTTTGAGAGATACCGAACGGCATGATCAATCACTATCAGGCAATAGCACGCGAACGTCATCAGTTTGACCACTATTGCAAACCGCCCACAACGTTTCATTGAATGGAACATCAATGTGAATTGGTACGGTGTGTTTCTCTAGTCGCAACCCTGACGCGAATGTCACGCTGCTGTTGCCAACTGCGATCGATTGGTTGCCAACGATACCAATGTAGGCGGTGCGGGGAATGTTGTCGGCAGCAATCAGGATCACGGGAACATCGGTGATGGTGACTTTGTAGGCGCGCATGACTAACGCTCTGGTGGGACTGCGTCGACACCAAGGATCGGCTTGTCGACATCGCCTTCAACGCCCGTCAACGGCGCGCCTGCGATACCGATGATGAATTGATCGCCGCCTTCGTATGGTTCACGGTTCTCTTGTTGCCTTGCTTCGTTCGGTGACATTGTTCCAGACATGATCTGAACTTGTTGCGCACGAACGCGCGTGATCAGGTCGGCGCGCATGAACTCGTCCGCGTTGAACCGTGCGTGTTGCGTGACTGGAAGCATCTCGCTGATCGCGTCTTCGATGCGTCGCATGAATGGCAGCAACGTGTAGCGAACAAAGTTGGTGCCTGCGCTCTCGATGTTCTGATAGGTCTGCGAATTGCCGCCCGACCCGTTGATCATGTGGATTGGGATACGGTAGGCGCGCGCGATGTCGCGCACGATCGCTTCACGATGTTCAAGCATCTGACTATCTGCCGCGCTTGTCGTGATTGGTTTCCACTTCAACCCGCCCGTCAGTACCGCAGGTCGACGACGACGAGTGTGAGCGTCTGACCATGTGTCACGAAGCACTTGGGCTTGTTCGGGTGTGATCGTTGTTTCGGTTTCAAGCACGCTCGATGGTGTTGCGCCTTCACCATAGAACTGCGACAAGAAACGATCCATTGCCAACCCAATGCCGATCGTGTTGCGCATTGCTTCCAAAGGCGAAACAGCACGAACTTGGTTGGGCAACAAGATCCAATGGATTGCTCTGATGTCTTTGCCCGTGTAATCGTTCCCATCAATCGAGTAGACATAGGACGAACCGTCGTCAGACATGACAGTCTTCTTGACAAGGTTCGGGTGAAGCACGCGCATCTCTGACGGCAACTCGCCCGCACGTCGCGGCGCGTAGATGTAGGCGCAACCATGCAAGGCAAGAGACAGCATTGTTTGATGCACGAACTCGAACATCGTTTGATGGGCGTTCGGTTTGATCAGAACACTAGGCGTTGGAAGTTTCTCGACGCGTCCCGCGCGTTGACGTGTCAGTTCAAGTGGCATTGTTGCGACAGAGTCGGCAAGTAAAGACACGGCTGACATGACTGCCGTTGATGCGAACGCGGTCAACTCGGTGACTATCTCACCTGAATAGTTTGGAAAGAACGGGCGCGCGGTGATCTGATAAGGGTCGATTGATGTCGGCAACGATCGACGTTCGGTCAAGCGACGAATGACACTCATGAATTACCCCATCCCAACACGATGAAACACACGCCCGCGACGATCAATCCAGCGGGAATTGCTATCATACCGAACCCGATCGTCAGCAGAACGCCGCCGACGACTTCGGAAAGAGTGGTTAGTTTGTCGCGGTTCATTCCCATACTTGAACAATACTAGGCGCAACCGTGACGTGTTGACGTGATGTCGCGCGGTCAAGAGCCATCACCAACGCGATCGCAGCGTCGATCTTGCGTCGCGACTTACCCTTCGACAGTCGCCACCCTTGGTCAGTCATGCGTTGCGCGGCACTCAACACTTGGTCGCCGTAGGTAGGCGAACCGTCATGTGTCACGCGTCGGTTGACGATCATGTCATAGGCGTTGCCACACGCGGGAATCAAACGTTGCGACGACTGCGGATACTCGACCATAGGCAACCCGTCATCACTCAACGCTTCTGCTGATCGTTGGAAGTAGGCAGGGTCGTAGACGAACTCTCGAACGTCGAACTCTCGATGGAGTGCGCGTAGGTGCATCTCAACGCCCGCAACGTCAACGCCTTCATCGCGCGGTTGCCAGATGCGCGCCCGTGTCACAACAACGTCGTCTTGTGGTTGGGCGATCACGACCGCGATGCTGTCATGCTTCAACGCCATGTCGATCCCAACGAACGTCGGTAGGTCTTGACGCAGTTCGCGCGTGTCGAAACATTGTTGCCATGCGCCTGACGGCAACCATGACTCTTGCGCCCTGACCCATTGGTTCAACCGCCACCTTCGGAACGCTGCTTCGTCGGATTGTTTCATCGCGGTGCGCATGTCGTCGACATCGATCAGACCGAGTTTCAAGTTCGGGTTGGCGATCGCCCATTGTTGTTCGTCGTTCAATTCGCAGTCGGGCGCGGCTTCCCACCACCACATCCCGAACGTGTCATCAACGACTTCACCTGCTGCACATTGCTTGCCGTACTGATACAAGTGACCTGCAACCGTGTCCAAGTCGTACCCTGCGGTCGTGATTGACACGACAAGCGGTTCAATGCGCGCACCCGAACCAAGAGTCATCTGATCATAGAGATCGGGCGTTGCTTGGTTCCAGAGTTCATCGAACAAGACAAGTGAAGGGTTGAGTCCCGCCTGACCCTTGAACTCGCTTGACAACACACGAAACACCGAACCGAACCTAGGCATCTCAATCGCGTCACGGTACACCTTGCACTCGCTCGACAACGAAGGACTGTTCAAGATCTGTTGCTTACTCTCGTTGAAGATGATGCGCGCTTGTTCGCGGTCGCCTGCAACAACATAGATCTCCGCGCCTGACTCGCCCGTGATCATTCCATAGACGGCAACGGTTGACAACATCAACGACTTGCCTTGC